CCGTCCCACATTGTGAGACGCCTTTGTCCGCTCTTTGAGACGCTTTGGCTCTGCATGGGTATACGCTCCTCCTAATATTCATTTACTACCCTGCGCATAATTATTCATGCATATATTAACACCATCTACACTTGCATACGGTAGACCGTGGTGGTAGAGTCAGTCCTGTCGAGATCGAGAAAGGACAAACCATGAGTGCCAATCAGGAACCTATCCGTGAGGTTATGGGCCTCACCTCTCACTGTGCATCTGCGATCCAGCAGGGGCTTGTTCAGGGCGTCTCCTTGAGTGATGTGGTGTCTGCTGGGACGTTGGCTGTTTGCGCTTTGGAGGAGTCGGGTTGGGGTGATGAGTCGTTTGTTCACATCCGCCGCCTGTTTGATTTGTCGTGTGAGGTGCGTCGTATGTATCCGCTTGATGAGCATCCAGAGGTATGGTATGATTTCGATCTGAGGTACCAATATGTCAAAGGTTACCTCAAGGGTTACACAATCACTAAAGGAGCTACCCGATGACTGACAACATGACCGACAACATGTCCACCGACATTGCCACCACTGCCAGCGGTTTCAATGAGGGGCTGGAGTTCTACTCCACGTTCTCCAGCGAGTCGTTTGAAGACAAGGTACGTATTGCAGAGGCCGTCTCGAATGCTGAGCCTCTGAGTGACCATATTGGCGAGGAGATCGCCGTCAAGGACTTCATCTGCCACTACGTGAAGCTGGAGAATCAGGAGGGAACCGAGGTTGAGGCTCTGCGCACCGTCATTTCGGATGGTGAGGGGCATTTCTACTCCACGGTGTCCAACGGCATTGTGAGCGCCTTGCAGAACCTTGTGAGGTTTCTTGGTGACCCGAAGGGATGGCCGGAGCCTGTGAGGGTTGTTCCTGCTGAGGAGCGTACCCGTAAGGGCTTCAAGGTGCTGACATTGCACATTGCGTGATGAGTGTGTGAGGAGGTAGCCCTACCCCGCTCGGGGTAGGGTTATTTTTATGGCCACTGCTGAGGAACTTGCGGAGGCGAGGGCGACTGTGCTTGCTGCTCAGAAGCGGGCGCGGCGTAAGATGGCTCGTCTCAAGAAGCAAAATAATGCTGATGTGTTTGGTACGCGTTTGGACCCGACGAGGGGTGCTGATGTCAAGCGGTTGAATATGAGGCAGCTGGAGGCTCGGTTGGCTCGTATTGAGGCGTTTCAGTCGCGTCGGGTGCAGTTTTATGGGGATTCGTCGGGTCGTTTGGTTTCGGATAGGACGGTGCGTGAGTACAAGCGTGCGGTTCGTCAGATGAATCGTGTCGATCGGGGGATTTATCGCGAGTTTGCGAATATGAAGCTTCCTACGGGTGAGAGTGTTGAGACGAGGCATCGGAGGTTGCGGGAGGGGACGTATACGGGGCGTCGTCGCCCTCAGAATATTCGTGATTTGTCTAAAAAATATGAGGTCAATACTAAGGGTTTTAGTTCAGAGGGTGCCATTAAAAAAATGACTCGGTTTCTTCAACGTGCTATGGTGGGGCGCTACGATCGTGATGTTCGTGAATCCAACGATCAGGTTGAAGCTATCCTTGAGCGGGTTGGGGACGACGCGTTGAGCGATGCCTATAGCCGGTTGAATAACAAACAGAAGTATTTGCTTAACTTTCATAGCGGGTTTGTTGGTGAAATGAAGTTTCTGTATGAGTCCACTCGGTATCGGGAGAGAGGGGGCAAAGGCGAGTTCAGTGGCGAGGAGCGCACTCGGACACATGTGCATGAGTTGGTGGCGTGGGCCAAGAAAAAGAGGATACGGTGACAGTAGCTCGGGTGCCTATTGTGGCTGATTTTGAGACGACGACGACTCCTGATGATTGCCGGGTGTGGTTTTGGGCGACGGCTACGGTGTCGTTGACACCGGAAATAGATTACTGTAATGATCTAAACCTTTTCTTTGAATACGTGCTGTCTGATCCTTACGATTGCTATTTTCACAATTTGGCATTTGATGGGTCGTTCATTTTGAATTGGCTACTCAGGCATGATTACACATACGTTGTGGAGAAACCCCGACCGGGCCAGTTCACGGCTGTCATTGACAAGTCCAATAAGTTCTACACCATTACCGTCAACTCGCATAGACGAACCGTGACCCGGTTTCTGGATTCGTTGAAGCTTATCCCCATGCCCGTGCGTGCCATCCCCGCAGCGTTTGGTTTGGATGAGATGAAGGGCGATATCGATTATGACGCTCCTCGTCCCGTGGGGTATCAGCCCACCGGGGAAGAAGTGGACTATATCATGCATGACGTGTCTATCGTTGCTCGTGCGTTGTGTATGCAGCAATCCGAGGGGATCACGAAAACGACGATAGGCAGCTCGGCTTTGGCCATCTACAAGATGAAGATGGGTAAGGACCTGTTCAGCAAGCTGTTTCCTCCCCTTCCCGATGATGTGGACAAGCAGCTGCGTAAGGCATACAAGGGTGGGTTTACGTATGCTGCGGAGAAGTTTCGGGGAAGGGTGGTTGGCCCTATCTCCACGTATGATGTGAACTCGCTGTATCCTCATGTCATGTATACTCGTCCGCTTCCGTATGGTGAACCAATGATGTGTTATGGCGAGCTTCCCGATGAGGGGTTGTGGATTGCACGGGTTGTGGTGCAGGGGCGTGTGAAATTCGATCATATTCCGTGTATCCAGATTAAGTCGAGTTTCAGGTTCTCCCCCACCGAGTACGTGACAGTGGTCGATGAGCCGGTGGAGTTGTGGGTGACGAGTGTCGATTGGGCACTGTGGAACGACCAATATGATCTTGATGTGCTGGAGATTGGTGAGGTGTATGTGTTCGACAGCGCCTCAGGTATATTCACTAACTATATAGATCACTACATGGAGATTAAGAAGAAAAGTACTGGCGGGAAACGCACGATCGCCAAACTCATGCTCAACTCGCTGTACGGGAAGTTCGGGACGAACCCCGATGCCACCCGAAAGGTGCCCTCGCTGGACGATGAAGGGGCACTTAAACTGAGATTGGGCGATCAGGAGGAGAAGGCTACGATCTACGTTCCTCTGGCGGCGTTTGTCACGGCATGGGCGCGGGATGTGACGATCAGATCGGCTCAGTCCAATTTCGACACGTTTGCCTATGCCGACACCGATTCCATGCATCTGGTGGGTGATGGGGAGCCGGTGGGGATTCGGGTCGATTCTGCGGAGTTGGGTGCGTGGAAGCTGGAGGGCCGGTGGGACGACGGGTTGTATGCTCACGCGAAGTGCTATACAGAGCGTTTGGGTGGACGGTTTGAGTCTCATGTAGCTGGTATGCCTGCGGATATGGCCGATCGTGTGAGATATGAACACTATTTGACTGATACAGTATTTCATGGGAAACTTGTTCCTAGACAAGTTCCGGGCGGTGTCGTTCTGGAAAAACGAGATTTCACATTGAAAGGGGTATCATGAAACTTGTGTCCACCAAGCTTGACAATGACCTGTATGAGGCATTCGAGGACTGGCGTTGGTCCAACCGCATGACACGATCGGAAGCTCTCAGGAAAATCATCACCGAGAAGTTTCACGACGTGGTTGCCGACAACGATCATGACACGTATACTGACAGTGATGGCGATTCCAGCGACCGCGATTGAGTCCATATCAGGGTAGCCGCGATTGAAACCGTCCGGGATATGGAGAGGTGGTACCTCACTGTCTGTGGAGCTGGACGGATCACTGTCACACAACATGAGGGGCCGAACACTACCACTGTTCGGCCCCTCACTTTATCTGGAAAGGATGTGATGAAATGATCTTTTCGGACGCTATGGACGCCGTGAGATCCACACTTAGTGAGGATACGGACCTCACACCCTACGACAATCTCAATACTGCCTATACCGAGTTCGAGGAAGCGTCGAACGCGAAGGTGGCAGAGCTTACCGAGCAGATCGTTGCTTTGCAGGCAGAGATCACCGAGCTGAAATCCGTCAACTATGATTTGCTCATGGCGAGTTCCGGTGCCGAGCAGACGGTTGAGGATGAGGAAGCCGAGGACTCCGGAGAAGACGACAACGCTGACGAGAACATTGACGAGTTTTTGGAGAGGACAGCGCAGTGAGCAACGATAGCCCGTTGAGGGACGTCACAAACGAGAAGCTTTTTAATATGGTCCGTTCGGACCTGTCCACGAACTTTCAGTCTAGGGTACCGCGTGCCACGCAGGGCCATCTGGCTGAGACGATGGGGAATCTCACCAAGTATCGTCCGTTGATGAACGAGTTTATGGACGGTTTGGTGAACCGGATTGGTACGGTTCTGGCACGTTCGGATTCCATGTGGAACAATCCGCTGGCGGCGTTCAAGTCGGCACCGTTGGAGTATGGCTCGACCATTGAGGAATATCAGACGGGTCTGCTTCATGCCCACATTTATGACCATGATCGGGAGTCGATGGAGCGTGAGGTGTTCGGCACCGAGGTTCCCGACATGGAGTCCAATTTCCACACGGTGAACCGTGAGGAGAAGTACAAGATCACGGTGAAGGATGCTATTCTACGCCGTGCTTTTCTGGAGCCGGGTGGCCTTTCCGTGTTTGTTGAGAAGCTCATGGAGGCTCCGATCAAGTCGGACAATTGGGATGAGTTTCTCCTCACCTGTAAGTTGTTTGGCGAGTATGAGGCCAATGGTGGATTTTATCATATGAAGATTCCTGCCGTGGGTAATTTCACGTCCACGGGTGAGGATGTGAGGCAGGCGTTCCGGCGTATGCGTGCCCTTGCGGATACGTTCACGTTCCTGTCCACTCGCTACAATGCTGCTCATATGCCGGTTCATGCGAATCCCGATGATTTGGTGATTTTCACCACGCCGGAGTTCAAGGCGTCCATTGATGTTGAGGGGCTGGCTGGGGCGTTCAACCCGGAGTACATGAAGAACTCCGGAAATATTGTGACAATCCCCCGTGAATATTTTGGTATTGACGGGTGTGAGGCGATCATCACCACCCGTAATTTCTTTGTCATGGCGGATGTGATCAAGGAGAACACGTCGATCTACAATCCCGCCAATCTGGGCAACAACTATTGGTTGCACCACCATGAGATTATCTCGTGTTCTCGTTTTGTTCCTGCCGTGATGTTCTCCACGACGAAGGACGATGAAACCATCACCATTGCACCGAAGCCTGCAAAGATCACACCTATTGTGTTCATGCCAGATGAGGACGGTACCGTGCCGAAGAACGTCACCCGAGGCTCCATTGTGGGCCTTGAGTCTCATCTGGAGGACGACAAGTCAGAGCGTACCGGATATGGTGTGACGTGGAGTGTTGAGGGTGAAACGTCTGGGTGGACGTGGATCACCCAAACCGGGGTGCTACATTGTGGTGGCGATGAGGAGTCGGATACGCTCACGGTGAAGGTGGTATCCACCTACATTGACCCTGCCAATCCCCATGCCAAGCCGCTGTCCACGACGATGAAGGTCCCCGTTGTGGGAGACAAGTTCCCGGTATGGCCTGCTGACGAGGGTGACGATTCGAAGCCCCCGAGCGACGATCCGAAGCCTCCGAGTGGCGAGTCCGGTGGTAGCCGGTCGGCACGCTGATATCGGCTAGAATGGCGGGGTGGGGTTGAGACCTGCCCCGCCATGTGACATGAGGAGGGGTGATGGGCGAATATCATTACGGGGACGATTTTTCCTATGATGTGTGGTCTGCTGGCACCGAGGTGGAGCTGTGTAATGTGCCGTGGGATGCCGACTACCGAAATATTGTGGATTTCTCCAATCCGGGGGCTTTGAAAAAATATTGCGCCCGGGGTGAGAATATTCATGTTCGTGTGGATCGGGTGTCGTATGTGCGTGCAGGTGGGCCGGTGCGTCTGGAAATCCCCTTCAACGATGCCTATAGATTCAACTACATGCATGTGTACAATCCGGCTCAGCCGGTGGGTGAAAAAGGTCCACGGGATTTCTACTATTTCATTACGGATGTGCGCCATATTGCCCCGTCCACGACGGAGTTCGTCGTCCAACTTGACGTGTGGAACAGTTTTCGCTGGGATATGACGTTTGGCCGGGCGTTTGTGGAGCGGGGCCATGCGTTGATGACCCGTCCGATGGAGAAACGGCAGGACTGGCTGGAGAATCTGTGTGTCCCGGAGGGTTTCGATTTGGGCAATGAATACTCGGTGTATTGGGGGCATGTCTATCAGCTGGCCAATTACGCCAAGCAGTTTGGTATCATTGCGTGGTCCACGATTGATCTGGCGGCGGATCACGGGACGATCGACAACCCGAAGGTGAGGACGGCGAAGGGCTCCAACTTTGAGGGGTTGCCCAACGGGTGTTCGGCATACTATTTTCCAACCCTGCATGATTGGTCGTTGTTTTGTATGAATATGCAGGATACCCCGTGGGTGACTCAGGGTATTGTCACGGTGCAGGCGGTGCCGAACGTTCTTATCGACAAACAGTATTTGTTTCCAGTGAAGGACGGCCATTCCGCTAAATGGTTCATTCTGGAGGGGGGTTCCAGTAACCATCTTGATATTGGTGTGGTCGATAATGTGTCCAAGAATATTGGTGGTGTTCTTCCCGATCGGTACAAGAAGTTGGAGAAGTTTCGCACCTACCCGTATTTCTATTATGAGGCCACGATGTTCACGGGGACACCGTTGGTGTTGAAGCCGGAACGGCTGAACAACTCTCAAGGCCAGAAAAAGTTTGTTCCTCACAGTTTCAAGAGAAACGTATACGAACTGTCATACAATATTGTGGCTAACCTTTCGGTTCCGGGGACCCGTATCGTCGCCTATCCTCAAAACTATAACCGTTTTGAGAAGACCGGCGAAGTGCGTAACGGCAGAGGCGATCCAAACATGGAGGTGATTGGGGGAGACAAGGACGTCATCACCTACGATGATGGCGGGGATTTCTTGGACACGTCGACGGGTGCCATGAATATGCCCACATTCTCGGTGACCAACAATTCGTACCTCAACTACTTGGCGTCGAACACACATTCCATTGCGTATTCGCACTCGTCTGCGGACTGGTCGCAGAACAAGGCTTTGCGAGCCAATTCGGTTGCTTTCGACAATTCCATGACGGGTATTGGTGCATCGAATGCGCAAACGGCGGAGGCCAATCGCTATGCCGGTGGCAAGGCGGCGCTGTCAGCCGGAACGTCTGCCGTGGGCGGTTTGGCGTCTCTGGCGCGAGGTGATGTGGGTGGTGCCGTCAAGGGTGGTGTGGATGCCGCCTTGACAGGTGTCAACTATTCGATGGACACGACACACCGGAACAACGCCAATACCATTTCCACGGGTGCCACCCGTGAGGTGGCAGATCGGAACCGCGCCTATGCTGATTGGGCGTCTCGTGGTGACTATGAAAACACGATCGGGGCGATCAACGCGAAGGTTCAGGATGCCCAGCTCATTCCCCCCACCACGTCAGGTCAGGTTGGTGGCGAGGGTTTCATGATTGCGTTCACCGGGTATGGTGTGACGACGAAACTCCGTGGCGTGTCCGGGTCTGCGTTGCGGGCCATTGGTGAGCATTGGCTTAGGTACGGGTATGCGACGAATCGTTATTGTGATGTGAAGCGGTGCGGTATTTCCGTGATGAGCAGGTTCACGTATTGGAAGGTGGAGGATTTCACCGTGGTGGCGTCGATGTGCCCCGAGACGTTCCGTAACGCGGTGCGTGGCATTTTCGAGAAGGGTGTCACGGTGTGGAGGAACCCTGCCGATATTGGTAATGTTGATTTTGCCGACAATGATCCGACCACCGAAGTGAAGTTTGAGGACGAGCTGTATGCCTAATATGAAATCGCCAGATCCGTTGTTTTCCGCGATCACACCGAAAATGTTTTCCTCGTTTTCGCATAGTGGTGATGTGCAGCGGTATCGTGAGCAAGTGTATTTTCGGCTCATCACCGAGTTGGCCGTGAACAGGTACCGCTGGAGTGGTTTGCCTGATGGTATTGACTCGCGGTTCGTGGAAATGCTGCTTGTCAATTGGGGGTTGTGTGTGTTCTACAATGACCCCCGCTATGATAGGTGGCTAGCTTTGCGTGGTACTGGGGGTGGGCAGATCAATATGTATGACAATCCCACCGAGTTTTCTTTGATGGCGAATGGTAATTATGTGGCTACTCGGGTTGCCGCGTCGGATTGTGCCCCGGTGTGGTGTAACTACATGCGGATACCCGAGATTGACATTATTCTCATGTATGCCAACAAGCTTGCCATGATTGATCGGACGATCGATTCCAACATCATTCAGATGCGTACCCCGTTTGTTGTGAGTGTGCCAGAGTCGAAGCGGCAGACGATCGTTAACACGTTGAAGAATATTGGTGACGGTGATCTGGCGATTCTTGGTTCTGACACGTTCGACGCCGGTGCCGATATTCAGGCGTTCAACACTGGTATAGACAAGGATCAGGTGTCTGCCATGCAGTTGGTGAAGCAGAAGGTGTTGAATGAGTGTTTGACGTTTCTGGGTATCAATAATGGCAATCAGGACAAGAAGGAGCGGTTGGTGTCTGCTGAGGTGGATGCCAATGCCGAACATGTGTTGATGAGTAGATATAGTGGTTTGTCGACACGGCGTGATGCGTGTGGGCGGCTGGAGGAGCTGGGGTGCCCGGGTGTGAGCGTGGACTACAATATCGCTCCCGCTGCGGTGGAGGACGATTTCACCACCGTGGAGCTACGCCAAAACAACGACAAGAACGGGAGGGGGGACGATGGCGACATTCACCACGTATCTGCGTGATGTGGACACCCACCACCATATCAGCGAAAACGTGCTCAACGTCTATCCGATATTCGATGAGGGATACCGGGAAGGGTTGAACCGTAAGATCATCCGGCATTACTGGAATCAGGAAATCGGATTCGAGACGGTGGACATGTTTCTGTTCAACTTGCAGAACCGGATGAATGAGACCATGCCGCTGTTCAATCAGCTTTACGAGTCCACTCTGATAAAGTTCGACCCACTGTCGACGGTGGACATGAGGGCATTGTCCGACTCGAACTCGGTGGCGAACTCGGCATCGTCGGTCTCCGGTGATGATTCCTCCACCGTGGGAAACACGTCGAGGAGCGTCGGGTCACAGTTCCCGCAGACCATGCTCAACGAATCCGGGGATTACGCGACCGAGGCGACCGACGTGAAGTCCACATCCGACACGTCGTCGAAGAATGCCTCCTCAACGGCGGGAAAGTCCGTGGGCCGGTCCAAGGGTGCCACGTCCACGGCGGGGCGTGGGGAGTATGCGCCTGATCTGCTCATGCGTCTGCGTGCCTCGATGATCAATGTGGACGTGGAGGTTATCGCGTCGCTGTCGGATTTGTTCATGGGGGTGTGGGATAATATGGACCTGCATATGCCGGAGAACACTGACCATTACTATTCACCGCTGTTCTTCTGAAAGGAAACACCTGTGTACAACTATTTCACGCCCATTCCGCACTACTCCACACCGACGGTGATTCCGTTCACCTACCGTGATTCGTGGACGCTGCTGGAACAGTTGGAGCGGCTACGCGAGTATCTCATCGACCTTCAGAAGAACCACAACGAGCTGGCGGAAAACCTTTCCCACCTCATTGACGATGCGAACACGGCGATTGATACTGCCTTGCAGAGTGTGAGGAAGCTCACAGCTGACTATGAGGGGCTGCTCGATGAGATGCGGGATAAGCTCAAGGCCCAGCTTGATGAGGTCAACCGGATTGCCGACCGGCTGGCCCATGCCCTGGAGATTGCTGAGGAGGCCAACAAAAACTATTCGGAGACGTTGCGTCTGCTCAACGAGCACACCGTCAAACTGGAGGAGTTGTCCCGTCGCCTGGACAAGAGGTTGGACGAGTTCTCCCGTGACATGGATGCCAAGCTTGCTGAGAAGGTGGGCAACGAACATTATGCGATTGACCCTACCGTTCATGGCGCCGACCCCACGGGGAAGAAACCGTCGGACAAGGCGTTTCGTGATGCGTTTGCAGCGTTGCCTGAGGCTGTGAAGGACGAGGTCAAGGGTGGCACGGTGTATGTCCCGGCGGGGCATTATTTGTTTCATGAGCCGTTGCGTCTTCCCAGCGGTGTGAATATTGTTGGGGCCGGTGATTCGGCCATGTGGAAGTTTTACGACAAAACCACGGTTTTGGAGTATGACGGGCGGGGCGCGTTCATCATTCCGGGTAAGACGTGTCGTCTGCAGAGTGTGACGATTTCCGGGCCGGGTGTCGATGGCGAGTCGGTGGGTGTGTATGCCCATAAGACGACTCAATTTGAGATGGAGGATTGTACTCTCAATAATTGGGAGACGGCGTATTCGGTTCGTGAGAATTGGTATGGTCACATCTCGGATTCGTGTTTCATCGAGAACGGGCTGGCCATGAATATTGATTACTCATACAATCAGACGTTCCGTAATCTTCGTATCGCCTGCTACCGAAACACCAACAAGGACCGGGGGAACGGTGTCAAATTGTTTGGCGCGTCAATGTGTTCATTCTACGCATGCGCCATTGAAGGATTCGACGGATTCGCCATCAACTGCGATGGCGCCATCGCCCTCAACATCAACGGATGCTATTTCGAAACCCAGGGAGACGTCAACCCCAATCGCCACGCTATCAATTTGGCCCGGGAACAGGGGTTTGCATCGGTGAACATCACCGGATGCCAGGTGTATGTCACGGGAATCAAAAGTTTCGTGAACATCACCGGCTCCACGTCGGTCAACCTGTGCTCCACAGGCAACCTGTTCAAGGGTGGGAATATCTCATCGAACACCCACATTTACGGTTTCTCCCCCACGACAACCAATGCGGGCGGTTTCATCGCCGGCGACGCATGGAGGGGCAAGCAGATGCCGAAAAACAATTCTGGCATGCGGTACACATCAAAGCATCCGGAAAACTTTGTCATCCAATACCCGCCGTTCGTCAACTATGACCGGGACCTGTGGATCGGCATGAAGGTAGAAAAGGCATGACATGGGCATACGGTATGCGAAAGTGTATGGCAATGAGCTTTTCGTGTATGATGATGCTGGTCATGTCACAGTGTGCCCCGCCGCCCAAGACGGCCACTGGATCGGCAAACCCTCCGCCAAAACGATAAAGCCCTCGAATGACGATGCCACCAGTGACAGTGGGGACGGCACCGCTATGGTGACCGAGAAGATGATCCGTGCCTCGATCCTCGCCATCGGGGAATACCCGAAATACACGGTAACCCACGGGGATTTGAAGGCCATTGCGGAATCGTTCAACACGGCCATTGCCAATGCCGGAGACGGTTTGGTGAAAACGAAATACCAAACGGCGTGCATGGTTGGCCAGTCGTCAGAGGAAACCGGGGGTTTCTCACTGTTGACCGAGCGGGGTGGGCCTTTCCGGTATGACCCGTATCGGGGGCGCGGATATATTCAGGTGACGTGGAAGGACAACTATAAAGCCTTTGGGGCGTTCCTGAAAAAGCATGGCCAGATCAGCGACGCCAACCATTTCGTGTCCAACTACAAAGAGGTTGCCACGATGAAATGGGCCGGGTACACCACAGTGTGGGAGTTCACCCAACCCATATGGAAGGCTGGTGGGCGTGGGCCTCGTCTGCTGGACTACTGCTCCAACGAGTCGGGGTGGATCAAGATCGGCCGTGCCATCAACTCGGGGCGTATCAACGCCTCGTTTAAGGCTTATGGTGAGGCCAAGCGGATTGCTGCGACACGGGCCGCGTTGAAGGTGGCACCGGATTCTGTGTCGTCCACGTCGAAGATGTATCCGATGAAGAAGGGTACGTATACTCTGACGGCTCATTGGGGTCAACGAGGGCCAATGTGGGGCAAGTGGCATACTGGGCAGGATTTCGCTGCACCAACGGGTACCCCGGTGTATGCGGTAGCTGCTGGAACGATCATGCCGCCACACTCTACTCATTATGCGGGTCCTAACATGGTGGTGTTGAAGCTTGCCAATGGTGAGACGTTTGCGTATTGGCATTTGTCCGCCAAATATGTGAAGACTGGGCAGAAGGTGCGTGCTGGGCAGAAGGTGGGTGCGGTGGGAGCCATGGGTAATGTGACTGGGCCTCATTTGCATTTCGAGTATTACCCTCGTGGTGTGGATTATCACCGTATCTATGAATCGAAGGATCCCATGGGATGGTTGAAGGGGGCTAGGAAGTGGTAGATGAATCTGCGTATTGGTCTCCGCACGATATTTTGAGCCGTAACGCTGTTTATAATTTCGTGTGTGGTGCTCGTGGCGTGGGTAAAACATTTGCCGCCAAACGAATTGTTATCAACAATTTTTTGAAGAATCGTAAACAGTTCATCTATGTGCGCAGATATCGTAGTGAGGTTGCCAGCGCCGCGAAAAACTTTTTCAACGATATCGCGGAATACTATCCGCAAGCACGGTTCCGCTACAACAATGGGGTATTTGAATGCGCCACCGATGCGAAAGCCGAGCACTGGGAAACCATGGGATACCCCGTGTCCCTGTCCAAATCCCAGCAACTCAAATCGGTGGCATACCCCGACGTCACATGGATCATTTTCGATGAGTTCATCATCGGCAAAGGGCATATACGGTATCTGCCAAATGAGACAAACATATTCAACGATTTCTACCTAACCGTGGATCGGTACATGGACAAGACGAGGGTGCTGTTCATCTCGAACTCGGTGTCCATCATGTGCCCCTACATCACCGCCTACGACCTGCAGCCCAACGGGAAACGGTTCATTCGACGCCATAACGGTTTCATCGCGTGCGAATATGTTGATTCAACCCGGTTCACCGAGGTTGTCAACAAGTCCAGGTTTGGCCGTTTCATCGAGAAAACCGACTACTCGCGATACGCGGTGAAAAACGAGTTCCTGGACAACGGAGACACCCTACTCGGAAGGAAACCAGAACACGCCTACTATGTGTTCACTGTCGTGGCACCCACCGGAAAATATTCCGTGTGGAGAGGCCATGAGGGTGATACTGCTAGAATGTGGGTACAGAAGAAACGCCCCGGCAATGAGTCGTATGTCACGTTCACCCCGGCCCTTGTGAGCGATGACGTACCCCTCATACCGTCTGGGTCTGATCTTCTGTCGATATTCCGAACGTCGTTTTCTCGTGGTGACATGAGGTTTTCCACGGCGACGGTGCGTAACGATTTTGTGAAGGAGCTGGGGTACTCGTGAGTAACGAGGTCATGACAGCACTGACCGGAATGATTGTAGCTATTCTGGGCTATATTACCGTGTTCTTTTCCACGAAAATGAACGATATTAAGAAGGATTCCCGGTCAACACGTGAAAATAGTGAACAATACCGTGACACCACCAATCTGCTCTCCGAAAAAATGGATGTTCTCGCTGATTCAATCGATTCTCTGGAAGCTCGTCTGGAAAAGGTGGAGCACCACACCGACCCAGTCATGACCCACATCCCAGAGCACGCAGACGATACACCATATGTGGGGGACGACGCATGAGCTACATCTACGGCCGCCTCCCCAACATCGAACGCACCCGAGACACCGGCTACCTCCGCCTCCACCCCTCAGGAGTCGGATATGCCGGCCACATCGACATCGCCGTCGTCAACATGAACGTTGACTCCACCGTCACATTCCCCGCAGGACGATACGATATCGAGGTGTGCCTCGGTGTGAACCTTCCCGCCTACTCGCTGGTTTTCGAGGCCCGCGGATACCACGCCTCCACAATCATTCCAGCCCTGGGAGGAGACGAC